ACAATACAAAGCATACAAACAAATTCATACAATTTCAAGCAGCCCCTCAAATGTTTCACAGGTTCACCAGGGCCAACCGTAATAGGTTGAAACCTGGGGGCGCCCGTGTGGATTATGAGGTTGCCCGTCACCATGGTGATGAATTCGACGAGGTAGTTGAACAACCCGGGTATTTGCACGTCATCCCTGTTAGGGATTACGTGCCTAGAGTGCCCCAGTCATTTGATGATTTTGCTGCTAACCTCGATTTGGAGGTTGCAGGGCCCCTTAATCAATTGGGCCCAATCATCGAGGGCGCGATCCCTGTTGTCACCTCCAGCAAGTCTTTCGATTCTTATCTGGCCGCGTTTGACAAACGCAGCAATTCTCAGCCGGATAAAGATGACGATTGCACGCCCGAGTTCATGCGCACTGCCCTGTCCTTATGGGACGAGGTTGCTAAGCGGGTCGACTTCGAAGCATTTGATGTAGATGAGTCAGTTTTTGAGCGCTGGTTGTGTAAGATGGATCCGCCTAAGCAAGCCCGCATGAGAAAAGCATTTTTGGAGCTTTTCGAATGCGAGGATGATCCTGATTACCTCGGCACAAAAACTCTTTCGGTAAAGGTTGAATCACTCCTTAAGCGTTATGATAATAAGTGGGCGCCCCGGTTAATTTACGCCGGCAACGACCACTTTAACGCTTTGACGGGCCCAGTAGCAATGGTACTTTGCGAAAGGCTCGTGGAATGTTTTTCAAGGACAAGTCTGGGACCAATTCACTTCAAGATGGCTTATAAATGTCAAGACGTGGAATTGGCCCAACATCTTCGGGACGCCCAGGAAGATGGGTATACCGAATGTTTTGAGGCTGACTTTAGTGCGAATGATCTTAGGCAACGTAAAGGTGCAAGCGTTGTTTTTGATAAGTTTTGCGAAGTTGTTGGGGCACCGTCTTGGTTCCGCAAGTTGTTAATCGACATGCGGCACTTTAAGACCGTGAACCTTGAGTTTGGACACCGTGCGCAGCTGAGCCACCAGCTGCCCACCGGGACGACGATAACCACCCCACGCAACAGCGTGTGGAACGCAACCATCGAGTCTGTTTTTGCAGTTAAGTCTGGAAACAGTGCTTCGGCAGTCATTTTGGGTGATGACTACTTGGGGATGCACAAGTTCGCAGTGTCAATGAGCAGAATTGAGGCGTGGGTAGCGGCCCACCCAAAAATGAAGCTCACCGCGGCTTGTCCACAGCTACAAGGAGAGGCGACTCTCCTAAGCAGGCGCATATGCGTGGATGTAGATGTACCTTGCATGATGCCTAAACTAGGCAAAGCGCTGGCCAGGTTTAATGTACGTGTATCACCGAATGCGGCATTGTCCGATTCGGCATACATGGCTGGCAAGGCGTTGAGCTACGCTTATGAGTTCAGGCACTTCCCGTTGTTAAGGGATATCTTTTTGGAACGTTACGGTATGGAGGAGGACAAGGCATTGTTGTCCATCGATGAGGTCAGTTGGTTTACCCGCACATCAGGTGCTCCCAGCATTGCATCGCTCGAAAGGTCTATTTCTGAAGAAAAAGTCCTTTGCAGCGAGGATGTCACTAGGGAATTCTTGATGGATGCTTATGGTGTGACCTTCGGCTTGGTCGATTGTTTAGCAATAATGAATCGCGTGGTTACCAACCGCGATTTGGCAATAGTTGATGCCCCTCAAGCACTCTGTGTAGACTGGGAATAATTACCGTCTTGATTTAGGTTACGGACGCCGGCATTCACACTGGTACTCCCAGGGTTATCTGGTGAGTCAGGC